AGCCCGCAGTTGTGGCAGGTGGCGGGCGACCTGTTCATCAAGAACATGGACTGGCCGGGCGCGCAGGAGATGGCGGCCCGCTTCAAGAAGATCATCGACCCGAAGGTGCTGGCCGAGGACGACAAGTCGCCGGAACTCCAGTCGGCCGAGCAGATGATCGAGGCGCTGACCCAGCAGCTCAACCAGACCATGGGTATGGTCGAGAACATCCAGAACTCAATGGAAGCGCAGGAGTTGCAGATTAAGGCGTATGACGCCGAGACCAAGCGCATCAGCGCCGTGCAGCAGGCCATGACGCCTGACCAGATACAGGACATCGTCATGGGCACCATCGCGGCGGCCATCGAGACGGGCGACATCTCGAACGGACGCCCGACGATGCCGCAGCCGTCCGAACGTCAGATGCCGCTGCCGCCTGAAATGCCTGTTGAAGGAGCCCCCGTATGAGCAGTTGCGACAAGTTTCTAGGTATGCTGTTCCTTGCGCGCGACGTGACGCACTCGGCGCACCTCAACACACGGTCGTTTGCCAAGCACAAGGCGTTGGGTAAGTTCTACCCGGCAATCATTGACCTAGCAGACACGTTTGCCGAAATGTATCAGGGCAAGTACGGCTTGATCGGGCCGGTCATGCTGATGTCGGCCGACAAGTCGAACAACGTGCTGGAGTTTCTGGAGCGCCAAGCGGCGGAAATCGAAGAAATTCGGTATAAGGTCGTAGACAAGGACTGCACGCCGCTTCAGAACGTCATCGACGAGATCGTAGGGTTGTACTATACTACGATTTACAAACTCAAGTTCCTCGCATAAGGAGGCTATCATGGGCCTTAAGACCACAACGCAGTGCCTTGGCTACCAGCAGATCACCAGCCTGTCTGCATCGACTGCGCTGACCGTCCCGGTTGGGGCCACTCTGGCCTTGGTCGTTGCGGAGACGCAGGCCGTTCGCTGGCGTGACGACGGCACGGCGCCGACCGCTTCGGTCGGGATGCCGCTGGCTACGGGCGTGTCGCTGTCCTACGACGGCGACCTCAAGGCCATCCGGTTCATTCAGCAGACATCCTCCGCAACCATCAACGTGTCTTATTACGCATGATCCGTTCCCCGGCTGGTTTTGGTGGTGAAGACCGCATCAAGCGGTATCTGGACTATTACCAGCCCAGTTACGGCGTGATGATGCTGTCGGCCGGTCAGTTTTCGCTCGTTGCCCTTGAGTGGGACGCCACCGCCGACACCTATGTGACGGCCTCAAGCGGTGTGCTCGCCAATGTCCACGGCAAGATGCGGCGCTGCGTGCTGAACTCCAACGGCACGGTGAACTATTACCTGAGCGCCACCAACAGCACGCTGAAGGCTGACGGTGTGACCCCTGCCGTGCTCGACGGCACGGACGGCAACGTCATGGTTGAGATACCGCGCTTCTGGTACAAGTACACCCGCGCCAGCGCGAACAACATCTGGGAAATTGCGGATGGGCCTGCTGCGGGCTTCACGCTTCACCCGGCGTTTACCAAGGCGGGCGTCGATGTCACGCATCGCTATGTCAGTGCATACGATGCCTGCCTGCGGTTTTCGCGCTCCATCACGGCGGTGGCTGACGCTGGCAGTGGAGACATCACGGTCACGACATCTGTCGTCCACCCGCTCTATGCGGGCGACAGCGTGACGATTTCCGGCACGACGAGCTACAACGGCACCTACACTGTGGTGACGCGCGCCAGCACCACGACGTTCACGGTGACGGCTGCGTTCGTGGCGACCGAGACGGGAACGGCTGCGGGCTGGGTGTCGGGCAAAAATCTGGAGGACATGACGGCCAACATTCAGACGGGGGCTGGCGCGGACAGGCTGGCAAGCGTCTCGGGTCAGTATCCGCTGGTTGGCATCACACGCGCGGAAGGACGGCTCCTTGGTGTCAATGCTGGCACGGGCTGGCATCAGTTCGACTTCGCGCTGTGGTCAGCCATACAGATGCTGTACCTGACCGAGTACGCGAACTTCAACTCGCAGACCACCTTGGGCCAAGGCAACACGAATGGCTCGTACCTGTCTTCTGACGCCGTCCAGACCAACAGCCCGCACACCATTGCCGGGGCATCGAACACGGCGTTTGCCAATGCGTCCACGGACGGCACGCAGGCGAGCGCGGGGGCCAGACCCGGCACCGCTTATATGTCGTATCGCGGCATCGAGAACATCTTTGGCAATTGCTGGAACTGGAATGACGGCATCAACGTCAATCAGGGCACGGCGGGGCATGTCTGGTACACCAACGACTACGAGGACTTTGCTGACAACACGACGACCAATTACACGCAGATCGCCACCACGCTGCCGACCGGATCGGGGTTCATCAAGGACATCCTGTCGGGTGTTGGATTTGGCTTTCTGAGTTCCAGCAATTCCGGCGGCTCCTCTTCCACGTTCCTGACAGACCAACATTTCGCGTCCGCGTCCCTCGCGCGCGTGGTCTGTTCCGGCGGGAGTGTGGATAATGGCGCGAATGCGGGCTTTTTCTGCGTCTTTTCGGGTGATGGTGCGAGCCTTTCGACTCGGAGGATCGGCGCGCGTCTTGCATTTTAAGGAACAAGAAAATGGCATTCGTAACCGCAAACTGGGAACTTCCCGTCTATCAGGTGATCGGCCCGGTGGTCCGGGTCCACTGGAACTACAGCCAGCGCACGGTTGACGGCACGGATGAGCCCACCATCGCCTACGACTGCGAGGAGGCCGTCGTGCCGCTGGACGCCGACCGCGCCACGTTCGTTGAACTGGTCAACGCCGAGGGCGGCGACGGCGAGGCGCTGGCTGATGGGTGGTTTGTAAACCCTACGATGGATACTGCCGATGCCGATGCTTGAGAATGTTTCTGACGCGGTTGCGCTGCTGGCTGCAAAGGCTGCCGAGAGTGTCGCGCCGATCCAGCCTCCCGCGCCTGTTCCGCCAGAGGCTTGACACTACAACCGTAACGTAAGATAATGCCTGAAACCCGACTGGCCGGATGCCAGGAACCGAAAGGTACGTGAATGACCGAGAACGAACTAGCGGTTGCGACCGCGCCGGAACAGGCTCCCACGGCGGCGCCCGCTTCTGAACCAGACAATTCATCGCCGGAACCGACGCCTACGGATGCGCCCAAGACCTTCTCTCAAGAAGAACTGGACGCCATCGTCGGCAAACGTCTCGCAAGAGAACAACGGAAATGGGAGCGCGAGCAAGCGCGGAAGCAGACGGCCCAGCCTACGGCACCCTTGCCGGAACCGCTGAAGCCCGACGACTTCACCAACGCGCAAGCCTACGCAGAAGCCATGGCGGAACGCAAGGCGGCAGAGATGCTGGCCCAGCGGGAAGCGGAGGCAGAACGCACGGCGACGCTCGACGCCTATCAGGACCGTGAAGAGGAAGCCCGCGGCAAGTACGACGATTTTGAACAGGTCGCCTACAACCCGAAGCTGCCAATCACGGAAACGATGGCGCAAACCATTCAGTCTTCCGAGATCGGTCCCGATGTGATCTATCACTTGGGGTCGAACCCGAAGGAAGCCGAACGGATTGCGCGCCTCAGCCCGCTCTTGCAGGCACGGGAAATCGGGAAGATCGAAGCCAGACTGGCGTCGTCTCCACCGGCCAAGAAGACCTCAACCGCCCCGGCTCCTATCAGTCCGGTCACGGCCCGCACCTCTGGTGCGCCTGCGTTCGACACCACCGACCCGCGCTCTATCAAGAGCATGTCAACGTCGGAGTGGATTGAAGCAGAACGGCTGCGCCAGACGAAGAAGTACGAGGCACAACGTAAACGTTAACTTACTGAAGAAAGGACCATTTAGGTCATGGCTAATAGCATTCTTACTATTGACATGATCACCCGGAAGGCTCTGGAGATTAACTAATTCGGTCTCCCTTGGGGGCAACCCCTCGAAAAATAACTGTGTGAATTCGGTGGACGTCATGATACGATTATTTCATGAAAACACCGAGCCAAGACAAAGACGAGAACAATTCCGACCTGACACCGGAAGAACTTCTCCGAAAGAAGAACAGAGAAGCCGCCCAACGCTACCGGGCCCGTGATCCTGAAAGGCACCGCCGCCGCATGAGAGAGTGGCGCGAGGCTAACCGGGAGCGGGCCCGAGAGCATTCTAGGGAGTGGCGCAACCGCAAATTGGCTGAAGGCACACCTGAAGATGTTGCGCGCATTCGCCAGATGGAGCGTAACAAAACCAAGCGCAATCAAGCCAAATTGCGCGACGATGTGTTTGGCGTGTATGGCGGCTACGTTTGCGCCTGTTGCGGCGAAACAGAACCTAAGTTCTTGTCCATAGACCACATCAACAACGATGGTAATGTAGAGCGCAAATCAGGGGTGTACCACAGCAGCGGAACGGCGTTTTATTTGTGGCTGCGAAAAAACGCTTTTCCTTCTGGTTATCAAGTGCTATGCATGAACTGTCAGGTCGGAAAGCATCGCAACGGCGGTGTTTGTCCTCATCAATGTAAGGTGTAACGACTATCCCGAAAGGGAGTAGGGCCAAGCGGCCCAAAGCGCACAGCCCCTCTGCGGAGGGTGAAGAGATAGTCTGCTCTGCATGGTGACATGCAGCAGCTTCGAAAGAAGCGGATCGGTTTTAGCGAAACCGGTTGAACATTTGGCCTCGAGAACAACCTGGTGATCACCCGCAACGTCAACCGCGCCTACGACGACAGCTTCGCTGTCGAAGGTGCCAAGATCGGTTCTACCCTCCGCATCCGTCTGCCCGACCGTGCGCTGGTGACCGACGGTGCTGCCCTTCAGGTGCAGGACGACAACGAGCAGTTCACCACGCTCACCGTCTCCAGCCAGAAGCACATTGGCGTCAACTTCACGTCTGCCGAACTGACCATGCAGCTCGACGACTTCGCTGATCGTGTGCTCAAGCCGCGTATCTCGCAGCTTGCGTCCTCCATCGACGCTGACGTTGCCAACTCCTACAAGTCGATCTTCTCGACCGTTGGCACCCCCGGCACGACCCCGGCCACTTCGCTTGTCCTGCTTCAGGCCCAGCAGAAGCTGAACGAGTACGCTGCCATGATGCCGAACCGCTACGCCACGGTGAACCCGGCGGCCAACGCGGGCCTGGTCGAAGGCATGAAGGGTCTCTTCAACCCCGTTGACACGATTTCCCGCCAGTTCAAGAACGGCATGATGGGTGAAGGTGTCCTCGGCTACGAGGAAATCAACATGTCGCAGTCCATCAAGCAGCACACGACTGGATCGCGCGCTGCCACGGGCGCGACCGTCAACGGCAACGCTACGGAAGGCGCTTCGACCATCACGCTCGCGTCTGCTGGCAACGCCCTGACCTTCACCGTTGGTGACGTGTTCACGGTGGCTGACTGCTTCTCCGTCAACCCGCAGACCCGCGAAAGCACGGGTTCGCTTCAGCAGTTCGTCGTGACCGCTGCGGCTACCTCGTCTGCTGGTGGTGCCGTGACCCTCAGCGTTTCCCCGGCGCTCTACTCGCCGTCCAACGCTCTGGCGACCGTCAACACCCTGACGATCACCGGCAAGGCCGTCACCTTCGTCGGCGCGGCTTCGACCCAGTACCCGCAGAACCTTGTGTACCACAAGGACGCCATCTCCTTCGCCACGGCTGACCTTCTCATGCCGAGCGGTGTGGATATGGCTTCCCGCCAGGTTCACAACGGCATCTCGATGCGTATCGTGCGCCAGTACGACATCAACAACGACCGGCTCCCCTGCCGTATCGATGTGCTGTACGGCTTCGCAACCATCCGTCCGCAGATGGCCGCGCGCATCTGGGGCTAACAGGTAAAGATAGGAGATACTCACATGTCACTTCCCAATGGCGGCGGCGGTTACCAGATCGGTGACGGCAACCTCGACGAACCGCTCATCGACGCGCTCCCCGATCCGATCTCGGTCACGACTGCGGCGACGCTCACCCCGGCTCAGGTTCTCAACGGCCTGATCCTCGCAAACAGCGGCATCACCGCATCGGTCAACTACACGTTGCCGACGGTGGCGGATCTGGAAGCCGTTTTGGTCAACTCGGACAAGGTGGGCACGTCCTTCACCTTCCGTATTGTCAACCTCGGCACGTCTTCTGGCACGGCGGTTGTGGTTACCAACACGGGCTGGACGATTACGGGTTCGCTCACCATGACGATCCCTGTGACGACCGGCGCGACCCTCGTCGCCCGCAAGTCTGCGGCGGGCGCGTGGACGCTGTACCGCGTAGCATAACAAACAGGCGGGCGGCTTCGGCCGCCCGTTTCTTCTGGAGGGAACATGATCTATCTTCGTCACCCCAAGCACGGCGTCAAGATTGCCACCATGGAAATGGAAGCGCAGTACGACGAGATGAACGGCTGGTCGCGGTTCAACCCGGACGAACCGTTGAATGACGCGCCGGAACAGGGTAATGTCATGCTTGAACCCCGGCGCCGCGGTCGGCCCCGGCTAGAAGCGAGCGAATGACATGACGACGGCTGGCGACCTGATCAATGGATCACTGAGGCTTCTGGGCGTTCTGGCAGAAGGCGAAACCCCTTCGTCCGAGACGTCGCAGGACGCCCTTCTGGCCATGAACCAGATGATCCAGTCGTGGAACACTGAGCGCCTCACCGTGTTCGCTACCCAGGATCAAGTCGTCAGTTGGCCGCCCAGCACCATCTCGCGCACATTCGGGCCGACCGGCGACATCGTTGCCAACCGCCCCGTTGCCATCGACGACAGCACCTATTTCCGCGATCCGTCCAACGGCATTTCCTATGGCCTCAAGCTGATCAATCAGCAGCAGTACAACGGCATCGCCGTCAAGACTGTCACCAGCACCTATCCGCAAGTGATGTGGGTCAACATGACCTACCCCGACGTTGAGATGTACGTCTATCCCGTGCCGACCAAGGTGCTGGAGTTCCACATTGTTTCGGTTGAGGAGCTGACCCAGCCTGCCAATCTGGCGACCGACCTTGCCTTTCCGCCCGGCTACCTGCGCTGCTTCCGCTACAATCTCGCCTGCGAGATGGCCCCTGAGTTCGGCACCGAGCCGTCGCGGCAGGTGCAGCGCATCGCCATGACCTCGAAGCGCAACCTGAAGCGCATCAACAACCCCGACGACATCATGGCTCTACCGTACAGCATCGTGGCGACTAGGCAAAGATTTAACGTCTATTCGGGCAACTTCTAGATGCAGACGCCGATCCTCGGGTCCAGCTACGTCGCCCGCAGCGTCAACGCCGCTGATAGTCGGTGCGTGAATTTGTTCCCAGAAGTTGTACCGGAAGGCGGCAAGCAGCCCGCCTTCCTCAACCGCGCGCCGGGACTACGCAAGCTGGCCACCGTTGGCCCCGGCCCTGTTCGCGGCTTGTGGTCACCCCAGATCACGGGTTCTGACGGCTACGTTGTGTCCGGCGACGGACTGTACAAGATCGACACGTCCTACAACGCGACGTTTCTTGGCACCATCAACGGTTCGGGCCCGGTGTCCATTGCCGACAACGGCACGCAGATCTTCATTGCCGCCAACCCGGACGGCTACATCTACAACATGAGCACTGGCGCGTTCGCGCCGATTGGCGACCCGGACTTCCCCGGCGCGTCCA